AGGACCTTGGACTGATGAGGACGCTTCGCAACATGACGGTCTGCGAACCATTTGAATGGGGATGTGTCGCGGACTGCGTGAAGATGGCTTATGAGGCCAGAACGCCGCATTACATCCGGTTCGACAAATATGCGGGCGAACCGCTTGGCGGCGGGATTCCGTTCGGTGGCTAGAACCGCACTCGTTACTGGAAGCACTAGGGGTATCGGCTTGGCTATCGCCCGCGCCTTATGCAGGCAGCAGCATTTTGTCATCACGTCTTCTCGCGAGCGGCCAGCGCAACTTCAGTGCGGCAATCATTGGATTGGTGCCGACATGCTGGAACATTGGACGCTGGAAAGGCTGATGGACGAGGTTCCGCCAATCGACATCCTCATCAACAACGCGGGTGGCGGCGGCCGATGGGGATCGGATAGCATCGAGGAAACACCCTTCGATACATGGCGCGAGGTCATGCAGAAGAACGCGATGGCTGCGGCTTATCTTACGCAGCGTGCATTGCCCGGCATGCGTGAGCGCAAATGGGGTCGCGTCGTCACCATCACCAGCATATTCGGAGGCAAGGATGGCAACGCACGTCCCTGGTTCGTGATGGCGAAAGCTGCACAGACGGCGTTGATGAAGAGCTTGGCAACGCAGAGCTACCTGGCGCGTGACGGCATCACGTTCAATTCAGTGGCACCCGGCGAGATCGACGTAGGCAAGCCTCCGAGCGGGGCGGAACTGCCATTAGGCAGGATGGGCACGCCTGAGGAGGTCGCTAACGTGGTGGCGTTCCTGTGCAGCGAGGGAGCGAGTCTGGTCAACGGGGCCAATATCGTTGTCGATGGAGGGCAGAGCCGTGGTATTTAAGAAGGGTGATCGCGTAATGATCTCGGATGCGGCCTTAATCAATCCCCGGATTGGCCATTGGGGGCGGCGCTTTGGAACGGTCCGCAAGGTCCTCGATTTCTACCAGCAGCCAGCAGCTTATTACATGGTGCTGTGGGACGGCAGGAAGCATCCGAGACCCGTCGAGAGCCAGAATCTGATGGCGGAAGATCGCGAACGGCCACACCCCACGCGCATCTATACCGCCACTGAAGCCGTTCAACTTTATAACATCAAATGAAGATTGCAGCGATTATCGCGACCCGAGGCAAGCCACGCAACGTGATCGGCATCATCGAGTCGCTGCGCATGTTGTCTACGGGGGAGAACATGCTTGAGTTCGTGGTAGCATGCGACGAGGACGACGTAGAATGCTGGCCAACCGGCGTTCTGGCGCATATCCAGCACAACGCACGTATCAGCGTTGACGTGCGTCCGACAGGCGTAGGCGCATGCTGGAACCGCTGCGCTGCCCTTACGGACGCCGAGGTGATGCTGACCCTGCCCGACGACGGCATCATAGCCACGCCGAACTGGGACCATTGCCTGGACTGGGCATGGAGGAACCACGACTGGACGCACGCAGACCTGAAGATCGCCGGCTTGCAGGATCAGGCCAATCCGGGGCAACCCACGTTGTTTGCCATTGGACGAAGGTGGTTCGATATGGTCGGGCACCTGCTCGACGAGCGTTACCCGTTCTGGTTCAGTGACACTGCAATATCAGAGACGTACAGTTTCATCACGGGGGTAGGGCTACCCATGTTGCCCATCCAGTTTGCCAGCAAGGGCAACAAATGGAACCCACGTCTACGCAGGATGGACCTGTGGTGGGCTCATTACGGGCTCACCAGACGCGAGCGGCTGAATACGGCAGACATTATCAGGCAAACGCTTGATCTGCCCGTTCCGGCCAACCTAGGCGATTTAATAGCCCTTTGGCAGAAGAGGGACGAGTCGGGACTGCCTGCGTCGGAGGAGATCGTGCGTCAGATCGAACGTCCGTCGCCTCTGGACGAGCGTTACCTAGAGGCCGAACGTGCGGCCATCGAGTACGTGCGTTGCCATGGCGGACCTACTTTTGAACCTACGAAGAACGCGCAACACAGGTTCTAGTACGTAGGTTCACCTATAGGGATTGTACGTAGGTTGGGGAACGTAGATTGGCGGCAGGGGCGGCAACGCAGGCTGGGGGAACGTGGGCTGGCCGAAACCTGGGCTCGTTGTCGTGGTGGATATTCCGCCACCCAGGTCAATCGTTGTCGCCTGGCGCCCGCTCTGGTCGGTGCTGATATACAGCCCGTCGCCCATGTCTATGGTGGTGATGGATTGCTGGGCTAATGCAATGGCAGGTGCAAGACAGGCGAGAGCGCACGCCACAGCAAGAGCAGTATAACGAGAGCTGCGACGACCCATAGCACCTTGGCGACCTGGGGCGGGAGAGGCACGCCAATGGATTCCAGAACCCATAGCACCAGCCAGACCAGGCCCACGACCAGGGCTATGTAGATCAGAAGCGTGATGACTGTTTCGACCATGCGACGTACAACGCGGGCTTATCATAATAGTTTCCTTTCGCAGTTAGGCCCGCCACAGCTTGCGGCCATGGCGGGCTGGTAGGGTTGCTGGGCTAGGCGGCTTCCTGACGCTTGGCATGGATGGTAGGATTGACGACGCAATCGGACTTCACGAACACATAGACGTAATTTCCGTCATGGTCGCCGCCTTCGAGCAGGTCGCCTTCCCAGTTATACTTGGCGCATAATGCCAGAGCGGCCGCGCGATGGGCCTTGCCGGTGTAATCGTTGCTGATGGTGACGCTGCCGGCCTGCGCAATCGCCTTGTAGCGCGCGGGCTTGAAATTGGTAGCGGGCAGGAATTTGACGGTAATGGCTTGCATGGTGTTTGTCCTTTCAGGTGCTGGGATTAGGGTTCGCTTCGCCTCGGGATGCTAGACGTTGACGTACTTGGCCGTTGCCGCATCCCAGACTTGCAGCGTTTCGCGCTTGCAGTCATGCGTCGATATACTTTCCCGCAGTTTCGCTCCATACTTGCAGCTTAGATCGATCGACGAATTGAGTGCTGCGACGCGCTTCGTCCAATGCTCCCCCGATCGAATGCGCGCCGATCATAATCCAGCCAAAGACTCCGCGAATGCGATACGAAGTGAGTCCGGGAGCCGCGCAAGGCCTTTCGTGGGCGTGAAAAGTTTGCATAGTGTTTCCCCTTTCAGGTGGTGGTGATACGCGAGGCAAAGCGAACTAAACTCTTGAGATTGCTGGCATATCGGTAATCCCCCACCGCAGCAGGGGATTGCGCGCTAGGTCAGCTAGTAAAGGACTGTGTATTCTGTGGCATCGCCAGCAAGCCACAGTGACATGACGCCAGATAATGAAGCCATGGGAACGCGAATTGAGGGTGACATATCGCGGCAAAACTCGGGCTCGCCACAATCGACAACGCTAACGCGCGGGCCATAATTCCAACGCATCCAAGCTTCGAGCCATCGCAATTCGCGCTCTTCGTGCGGCTCTAGTCCTGAAGTGTCGCCATTGATAAGTGCACAAGCCAAATGTGCGGGCGCTCTGAAGATATCAGTCCTAAGTGCTTGCTTTGTCATGGTACGGTCTCCCATAGGGTGAGGGGTTAGCAGAGGTCGTCATTCTCGTATTTGAGTTCCGCGTTGATGTAGTCGATTAGATGATTGAGTTTCTGAGGCTTCGGCATATGCTCCCAATGATCGAATTGATTGCCGCTGAAGAACACTCCAGCCACATCGCCCGTCTTGATGCCCGCCGCGCTCTGAATGACGCTGCAAGCCTCGTCTAGGGTTTCATGGTCAATTGCGTCCAGAATGTCGCCGTATGTGATGTCTCGGATGGTCATGACGCGGTTCCCCTTTGCTGACAGTGAGAGTATGGGGAAGCCTATAGCGATTGTCTAGCAGTCACTGGCGCATGGCTGGGGATAACTTTAAGCATATCAATAGACAATCGCTCATGCTATAAAGAGTGCATGGCGAAGGACATGCGGCCACAGATCAATATCAGGGCGAAAGCTGAAGAAATCGGGCAATGGACTGAGGCGGCAAACCTTAACGGTTTGAGCCTGTCAGCATGGCTGCGGATGGTTGCCCTTCGAGCGGCGCGCAAGGACATCAAGCACGCGGAACAAGGTCAGTAATGCTGACTGGTTTTGTTTGCTGACCAAACAATCTTAGTCACAGATCGGTATCAACGCCTATCGATGGTATGGGCAGCGACACTTGACGCCTAGATATTACCTCGTCATTGTCCTCGCGCGCATTCTCATACGGTTCATCCATCCCCCGGAGGTTATGAACCTTGACGATCATCGATCGCCTAACAGCAGCTATCCGCATTGCAGACCAATCGGTAGAACACGCCCAATTCCAGGCAGACTATCGAAACTGGCTTGAGGTTCGCACAACCTTGCTGGCCGCAAGGGACGAGTTGGCCAAGCCGCAGATCCCTAGCGACGCCGACATCCAAGCCATTGCGCCTGCCCTGCAGAAGATCGACGGCCGCACCAAAGAAGCCCGAGCCCTGAAGGCCGCAAATGTCTGACCTGTCGATCAGACAAGACAAATTCGCCCGTGAATACGTCAAGACAGGTAACGGCACTCAAGCTGCAATCAAAGCCGGTTACGCCCAGCCAAGTGCTCACGTCCAAGGGTCAAGGCTGATAAGCAATGCTAAAGTGTCAAAGGAGATCGCTGCACATCGCCGCCGCCTCCAGGAACGCCTCGACATCAGCAGAGAGACGCTGATCAACAACGCCGCTCATATTGCAGAGCAAGCATCAGTAGACCAGCAATACGGACCAGCCATAAAGGCAACAGAGCTGATTCTAAAGGCCCAAGGCTACCTGGTAGAGAGAAGCCTGAACCTCAACGCAGACGTAACTCAACAGCACCTAGACGCACTAATGCAGTACACTGACCAACGCATCACCGAAGAGGTAGGCAAGGCAGTGCAAGGGAAGAGAACAGAGCAGAGAGAGGCAAGCGCGTCTCCTCAATCCAGTGTCACAGACGTCGAGGAGCAGTCAGGTTGCCCAGACGTTCATGATGATTTGTCATAATGTACGTTATGCGATAACCAACGAGGAACGAAGAACGTAGCGATATCAATGGCTTAGCCGCATAGCAGGGCAGGGGCAGCGATCGAGCCCCCCGGATGCGGTGACCACCAGAGGGGGCGGCTGCCGATGCAGCACCCCCGCATTCCACCGGCTAGAAAAATTGTAGGAAAAATGGGGAAAATGGATGACGGATCAAGAGGTTAGGCAGCACCTGGACTGGATTGACCGTGGGGTGGCGGATCATGACTGGTTGAGGGTGAAGGCGGCACTGGCGGAGATGAGGGCGGCTTTGGCACCGGTTGCGCCTCAAGCTGTTGATCCGGTTGAGGAAAAGCCGTCGGAAGCTGTGTCTGAGCCATCGGTGGAAGCGGTCTAGTGGGGAAGTTGTACGACGACTACTTCGTGAAGCGGCCTGATCGGGCGGCTGTTACCGAAAGCCTGCGTGCCGTCACGAAACCTGTCACGAAACCCCTGCCGTCACGAAAGGGTGGTCGTCCGCCGAAGTATGAGAACGGGGCGGCGAGGGCGAAGGCGTACCGGGAGAGGAAGCGGGCTCGTGCGTAACTGGCTTCGCGAGGCGCGGGAGAAGCGGGCTGAGTATGACCTTGATGCCCGGCACAAGCGGGTGCGGGACATGAAGGAGTTGCTGTGGAAGGCGTTGAACCATGACGATGACCCCGACATTGGCTTAATGGCCTGTCTGTCGGTGGCGGCGCAGTTCATCGGGCATAGTGACATTCCGATGGAGCGAGCCGAGGCGTATGCGAAGGCGACGACCTATCTGTCGCGGCTGGTTGAGGTGAAGAAGTCGGATTACATGCGGGTTTTGGCGAGCAAGTACCCGGAAATTCTCGACATGCTGGAAGCGAAGGGCAATGCCTGACGCGATCACCCCAAATGTTTCCCGTGAAACAAAGCTCCGTCCTGCCCAGCTAAGGGCGCAGGAGCAGGCCCGGATCATGTTCGACCAGTACACGGCGTTTGTTCACAGGTACCGGCACGACCCGGTGGCCTTCGCCGAGGAGGTCCTGAAGGTCGAGTTGCTGTCGTGGCAGCGCGAGTTCATGCGCTCGGTGGCGGAAGGCAAGCGAAGGATCAGTGTCAGGACGGGCCACGGAGTCGGCAAGACCGCCGCCTGCGGGATGCTGGTCGTATGGCACCAGACGGTCAGGTATCCCCAGAAGACGGTGGTGACCGCCCCTGCTGCAGGACAGTTATTCGACGCGCTCTACCCGGAGATCAAGAAGTGGTTCAGCCGACTCCCCGAGTTCTGCCGTGTCCTGTTCGTTGTCCTGACCGATCGCATCGTCCTGAAAGCGGAACTGGACCGGAAGATCGAAGAGTCATTTGTGTCAGCGAAGACCTCCTCTATGGACCGACCGGAGGCCATGCAGGGAGTGCATTCAGACGGCTTCGTCCTTTTGATCTTCGACGAGGCTTCTGGGATACCGGAAGCAGTCTACAGTGCCGCCGCTGGCTCGATGTCCGGCCACAACTGCGTCACCATCCTCATTGGCAACCCGACCCGCAACTCGGGCTTCTTCTTCGACACCCATAACAGTCTCCGGGCCAACTGGACGACCATGCACGAGTCCTGCGTGGGCAATCGCCTGGTGAGCAACGACTTCATCGCCGACACGCTTCACAGGTGGGGAGAAGGCTCCAACGAGTACCGGGTGAAAGTCCTCGGCGAGTTCCCGGTCAGCGAGGCCCGGACGCTTATCAGTGCAGACCTCGTAGACGGAGCCATGAACCGCGATGTCGTACTCAACCCAAGAGATCCCATCGTCTATGGCGTCGATGTGGCGCGCTTTGGCGATGATCGTTCAACTATCTGCAAGCGACAAGGAAATGTCGTCCTGGAGGTCAAGTCGCAGCGCGGACTTGATCTCATGGGAGTCACCGGCTGGGTCGCCGCCGAAGCGAACGTCGACCGTCCTTCAGAGATTATGGTGGACTCCATCGGGCTCGGTTCGGGCGTCGCTGACCGTTTGCGAGAACTCAAGTTCAACGTCCGCGATGTCAACGTCTCCGAGACGACCTCGATGAACCTCGGCGCCTACCGGCTCCGAGACGAACTCTGGATTATGTGCAGGGATTGGTTGAATACTCGCGTCTGTAGATTGCCGAAAGACGATGAACTGCGTATGGAACTGGTAAGTACTTGTTATGATTACCATTCCACAGGTCAGTATAAAATCGAAAGCAAAGATTCGATGAAATCCAGATTGCGTCGCTCGCCAGACTTGGCGGACGCCTTGGTACTCACGTTCGCTGGCCAAGGCGCTCTTGTTGGGGGCCGTGCTCCGGCATGGATTCCGGGAACTCCTTTGAAGCGTGGCCTTCGGGGGATTGTATGACTGTCTATGAGCACATGATGGAGAGGGTCAGCCCAGAACCTAACTCTGGTTGTTGGCTCTGGATGGGCGCGGCTAGTGCCGAAGGTTATGGCCGCATACGCGCACGAAATGGTGTTCGGCGAATGCTTGGAACGCATCGTCTGAGTTGGGAACATCATTTCGGACTGATTCCAGCGGGACATCATGTTTGCCACAAATGCGATGTTCCGAGTTGTGTGAATCCGCAGCATCTATTCCTTGGAACCGATCTCGACAATCACCGGGATAAGGCGCGCAAAGGCAGGGCAGCGCAGAAGCTGACGGCCGCCGATGTGATTGCGATGCGCAAACTGGCCGCCGAAGGCAGATTGAGCCACGAGAAGATCAGCAAGCTCTTCGGCATCACCCAAGCAAATGCCAGCCGGATTATCCGCAAGGCAAGTTGGACTCACATAGGAGATTAAATTGTCTGCCAAAAACATCAGCAGCGAGAAGATGAACACATCTGGCATGACCGGCGGCCGCTCCGGCGAGACCCGCCGCGTGATGACCCCGCAACCGAACAACGTGCAGGCCAAGGGACCGAAGGGCGGCAAGATGGCGATGCCCAAGAAGGGCGGCACCGGAAAGCCGGGATGATGGAAGAAGTCATCCACCTCTCCGACCTCGTGGCCGACCTCAAGGCCCGCGTCGAGGCCCTTGAGCGCGAACTGGCGATGTATCGGACCACGGCGCAGATGGCCGCGCCTCCGATGGATTACAGCCAGTCCCAGCAACTCGGTGCCAAATGGGATGCCGGAACCTATTCGGAGGAGGACTTCCGTGGCTAAGCTCACGACAGCGGCGCGCAAGAAGATCTCGGGCAAGAACTTCGCTGGGCCTGATCGCTCGTATCCGATCGAGGACGCCTCCCATGCCCGCAACGCCCTTGCGAGAGCATCGGGCAAGGCCGTCGAGGGTCGCGTCCGCGCCGCCGTTCATCGCAAGTACCCGAACATGGGCAAGAGCGACGGCAAGAAGAGCTGGCTCGGCTGATGCCCAGCAAGTCGCCCAAACAGGCAAGGCTGATGGCAGCGGCGGCACATAATCCGCAGTTTGCCAAGAAGGTCGGCGTGCCGCAGAAGGTGGCCAAGGAGTTCAATCAGGCGGACGCCGGTACCGGCATCCTGTCGAAGAAGAGGAAACAGAAATCATGGCTTGGGTAAGCAAGTTCAAGGGCCTCGAATCGGCGTTCGAGAAGCAGCCCAACAGCGTCGGCAACATGCACGGCCCCGCCGCCATGCTGCATCACAAGACCCTCATGCCCCGAGGCAACCCCACCGATATGGGCTCGACCAAGGGCAACGGCCCCGGCTTCGGCGCTCCGATGGCGGGCGCCCTCGGCGACAAGGTGACGACCGCAGTGCAGTCTCCTGCCCAGCACGCCGCCACCGTGAAAGCGGGAATGGCCTCGGGCATGAAGCGCAGGAAGATCATCTGATGGCCAACCAGATGACCACCACGCAGGGCATCGTGACCGCCACGG